GATGGAGTCGCGACCATTACCCTCGATCAACCAGCAGATTTCCAACTCTTGTCAGGGAATGTAATTGGCAACGGGGGATCGACGGTGATCCTCCCGGCATACTTCGATGACGGTTCTCCAGCATCAGACATCGATGATTTTTACGTAAATTCTCCAAGCTCCCCCATCACGGTAGGTGCAACAAACGCCACTGTCACGGATTACGTCGCGGCGACTCGAGTTGCAACGCTGTCAACCGGAACATTCACCGCAGGCACGTCGTATGCGATGTCGAATTTGCGGACAAGCGGAGCAAGACCGGGAGATATTTTCAAGATAGTCAAAGACGTAGCTGCACTAGACACGATCTCAGTAAACGACGTATTCGTTGTCGCTACAGTCCCGAAATATGACAAGGTCACATACGCATCGATTGAGACAAATACGAATCCTCACGATATTCAGTATTCATACCTTGAATCGATTGGCGGCGGGTTCTCGCACATGCCTGCGCCACCGTGGGCAACGTATTTCCAGCGCCGCCTGTGGGTGCCGTATTGGTATGAAGTCGGCGGCACCCTGATTGATCCTGAGTTCACCGATCGCGGGATTCGGGACGAGATCATGGCGTCGGACATCTTCGACAGTGACACCTACGACCAGATCACCGCACAGTTCAGAATCACCGCAGGCATTGCCGACTACACGGTAGCCATGCAGCCGTTCTACGACGACGCGCTCATGGTGCTCAACCGCAACAGTCTGCACCTCATCGCGGGGACGCAGGGGACGTTGAGCGATACCATCGTGAAGGAACTGACGTCAGAAGTCGGGTGCCTCGCACGCAAGAGCGTGGTCATCCAAGGACCAAACGTGTTGTTTCTATCAGACAATGGTGTCTATGGGCTGACATTCGTCGAACAATACAACCTGCGAGGTGTCGAGATGCCACTCTCGGTGAACATCCAACCATACATCGACCGGATCAACAAGAACCTCGCCAATAAAGCGACTGCAATCTATTTCAACAACCGCTACTGGTTGGCAGTGCCGCTCGACTCTAGAGTTGGGGCATTTGATGCAGTCGGCAACAACACGGTGCTGGTATACAATTTTCTCAACAAGGGGTGGGAGAGCATCGACACCTACGGTGATTCGAGGTTCAACGTGATGAACTTTCACATTGGAAAATCCGGTCAGCGCAATGCTCTATACATCGTCACGACGACAGGCGGAGTGCATGAGGTCGATGTCAACGAGGCAGCCAACGACGTCCTGTCGGTAGACCCTGCGCTCTCCACGGTTTCCCCAGCGATTGTCTCCCGGTTAACGTCGCGCGGGTATGACATGCAGTCGCTCGAGCGCAAGCGGTTCACCGACGCGCAAATCCAAATGCAGTCGCTCGAGCTTGAGTCAAACTGCAACGTCAAGATCTCGTTCTCCAGTCAGGATCCTGATGCGGCCGAGGCGATCAACACGACGTCCACGCTGATCGGTGAACCACTCGGCAACGGCGACACAGCGAACGTCCGCACACGGCTTGCAGGCATCCGCGGATTCACCGGAACGCTCATCCTCGAGCGCATCAGCGGGTCGCCAAAAATCAACTCAATCGCGGTCTCAGGTGCCGCGACCAATCGACAAATCATTTCCCAGAACTAACAAATGCCAGCAATTAGCACATCCCAAACGCAATTTGGGCCAAACGAGCAAATCACAAGCGCGAAGCTCAACAACATCTTGTTGCAGTCGCAAATGGCAAGTGGAGCGGTTACGCTCGATGGCACGCTCACTGTGGTCGCCGGGCAACTGCAAGTCGGGGTGCTCAAGGCTGAAAACTATCCGGCAGGAGGCATCGCCGCAGTGGCGCTCGCGGACAATGCTGTGACGACGGCAAAGATTCTGGACGCGAATGTCACGACGGCAAAGATTCTCGATGCAAACGTCACTGCTGCCAAGTTGGCAACAGATTCGGTGGAGACGGCAAAGATCAAGAATGCCAACGTCACAGCGGCAAAGCTGAGTGGAGCGCAAACTGGCAATGCCCCGATCTACGGAGTCCGCGCATGGGTTCGCTTCAATGGGAACAATAACTCCGCCGGGAATCCAAGCACTGCATTTACTGCTAGAGAAATTCTTGGATCTGGGAATGTAACTAGCGTCACAAGAAATGCTATCGGGCTATACACAGTCGTGATTCCAACGGCAACACCAATGCCGTCAGCAAATTATGTCGTAGTAGGACAACGAGCATATGAAGTTGGAAACAATAAATCATGCACCGTCCAAGCTGATTCTTCCACACCTCAAACAGCAACTTCATTCAAGTTTTACGCATTGGGGGCAGATGGGATCGCTGCCGATTCCAATGACGTCCAGCTTCTATTCATTGGCTAATCGTGACAGTCAGTCAGCCAATCCAGCAAGCAATAGAGATATATGAACGCAACCAAATCGACTTTCATTCACTCTTTGCTTGGCACCTGTATCATGGAATCATCTTCAGCAATCACGAAGGATTCGCAATGGGTTTCCGCTCCAATAGCGCAAACTCGGATTTACCTGTCGGCATTGAAGAGGGTGACACACTATTTGTCACAATGTGCTGCGGCGACATGCGAAAGTGTCTTTCAGCATTCCAAAACGATTTCAAATTTATAGCATTTCGCAGATCATTTAAAAACTCACCAATGGTGAGAACCTATCCGATGGAGAGATTCATCAAGACACTCAACAAGTAAGAAAGCAAAAATCATGGGCGGCGGATCAACAAGAGTGCCAAAATTGGCAGAGATGGACTACGCAAAGGAAGGCGGGAAGTTTCTTTCCGATATCGGTCCATTGCTGCAACAAACCTTAGGGGTCGAAGAGCAGTATCGCCCAGAATTTGGCAAGCTGAACCTTGCCGACATTGGTCAATACACGCGAGGTCTGCAAGATATCCAAGGCCAAGCAGCGAAGACCGCGCAGGGGCAACTCACGGCAGCAAAGGCACGCGAGTTGAAGTCAATGACGGCGTTGACGGGTGCCGGGCGACAATTCTTGCAAGGCGTATCGCCAGAACAGGACGCAATGCTCAGGCAGGCGACTCAGGCAGCCCAGCAGGCATACTCGATGTCAGGCACTCTCACTGGCGACCAGATGCGGTCATCGACTCAGCAGGCGCGAGAGTCGGCGGCGGCCTCCGGCCGTGTCGGCGGCAATGCCGACATCGCCTCGCAGATTCTCAACCGCGAGCAGATGCTAGGTGCTCGCCGGGCCGAGGCAGCGCAGGCAGGTCAGACGGCATTTGGCATGGGCCAGTCGATGTATCAGGCACCACTCATGGCGTTGCTGGGAGCACCTTCTCAGGCCTACGGTGCCGGGCAGCAATTCACGCAATACGGGACGAGTCTGCTTGGTCAATCGACGCCGCAACTGGTCGATCCGACCACAGGCATCAACTTGGCTGCCGCCTACCGCAAGGACCAACTCGGTGCGTCGGCGGCACAAGCGCAGGCCAATGCCGCACAGAGTGCAGGCACCATGGGCGCAATCGGCTCCATTGGTGGTGCTGCCATTATCGGGGGCGCAATGATCTAATGACCAAGATTGAAAAGTCAAAAGAGTTGATTGCAGCCGGGGCGAAGGCATTCCCCCGGGGTATTGTCGCGTGGTCTGGCGGGAAAGATAGCATGGTCCTGTTGCACATGATGCGCGAGATGGGTTTTCACTACCCTGTCATTTTCTTTCGTGAACCATGGCAGCCGGGCAAGTATCGATTCCACGACAAGCTCATCAGCGATTGGGGATTGGTCGTGTATTCTTGGCACCCGGCGGAAAGCGCCTTCCAGCAGGCCGACGACGAATTCGAGGTGCAGAACCTATACCGGATCAACCAGACGACACTGACATGCCCCACAGGCATCGTTGACCCCGTTGACGACCTGCCATGGGCATGCTCGCTGGACATTCTCCACCGTCCAAAGCAACTCGATCTACAAGTCGCTTCGGTCGATTGCATCTGGGTTGGACACAAAGGATGTGATTCTGACCCGATCCTCGGTGGGGACGCTGGGACGCGCATCGAGGCAAGGATACTGCCCAACATGGCAAACCTGATGTTTCCGCTGCGTGACTGGACTCATGACGACATCTGGCAATACATCGAGGACAACGACATTCCCTACGACTCCGACCGATATGAGAAGGTCGATGGCAAATGGGGTGAGAAGCGGGACAAGCGCCACAATATGGACTATGTCCACGCATGCACGAAGTGTGTTGATCGTCGCCCGGGGGCGGATAAATATGTTCATTGCCCAAAAATAGGGATGGTGATAGAAAACATTTCGTCAATGGTCCCGTGGGCAAATCAAGACAAACTCTCATACATGAAAGACTAATACTATGCTCATTGGACAATCTATCAGACCAGAACTCTTCGTTAACGACTACAGCGGATTCGCCAATGCTGGCGCAATCAAAGGGCAGGCAACTGCCCAGCTTGGCAAGGACATTGCCGGGGCGGTTGCTGGCGGCGCTGACATCTACAAGGATATGAAGAGCAAGGAGGGTCAGGTTAATGCCTTTGGCAAGAGCATGGACGCAATGGCAAAAGCATTCCCCGATCAGGCAGAGATGTTCAGCGGCGCAAAAATGGACGTGCTGGATCCAAATGCCAGTCTGATCGACCGAGTGTCGCGAATGAATGAATTCCAGAACACGCTCAAGTTGGTCCAAGACCAACAATTGATGAACATGAAGCAGCAGGAATTTGCGCTGAATCAACAATACAAGAATCTCCAGATGGGGCAAATCGGTGCGGCACCTGCTGCTGTGGCACCTGAAGTGGAAACCCGAGGAGGTCTATAAAAAAATGGATCCAAGCAAATACTTCAAACAAGGGTCTTCTGGCTACGTTCAAACCGCTCAAGCATTGAGCGTGATTGATGCTGCGGAAAAAGCAGGGCTGAAGGACGAAGCGGCCAGACTTCGATCTGATCTCGAAGCGTCGGTCATCCGCGCAAAGGAAAGCGGATGGAAAGACTTCTCCGGGTTCGACATGCAACGAGAAGTGATCTCAAAAACTTTGCCTGCTCAGATCAATGCGATGGCGACGTCCAGCGCAAAAGCTCAAGAAGAGCAAGTGAAGAGAGACCAAGAGATCTACAAAGAATCCAAGAATATTGAGGTCACGGCAAATGAGATCTACAGGCTTGGAGGTGGCGTCGATCAACCTATCATTGATACTATCGATAGAGCATTGCTCGACAAGGATCCCATAGGGCTTGCAGCAAGCAGGAACCTTCTTGAACAAAGACTGTCCGCTCAACGCATCGAGCAAGCAAAACAAATGGATCCTGCGGCGATTGCCAAGCAGCAAGAACTGGAAGCGGCGAACGAGCAGAAACAACGGACGATTGCGTTGATCGATAAGTTCATCGACAAGAAAGGTAGTCCGAAAGACATCCTCAAGAGATCGACTGGATTTGGTGAGGGAGTCGATAGATTCTTTGGTAAAATGGATTTCGGCGCTGGCAGCGCAAGCGATGAGCTTGTGGCTCAGGACGAATTGATCCGCGGGATCGTCACCGACGACGTCCTCAAGACTGTCCAGCTTTTGAAGCCAGCATCCAACACTGACATCGAGGCAATCAAGGAGACGCGCCCGGGAATCACAACCTCACCCGATCAGTGGGCGGCCTACCTGCAAAGCATGAGGAACGTCTTGTCGAAGGAAGTTGATGCGAGCAAAATTGGAGAGCAAATGACACCTGCCTCCACTACTCCGGCAACGACCACTTCGACACCTGCACAACCTGATCCGCAGGAAGACGAAAAAATCAAAACTCAAAGAAGAATCGATGCTGCTAATGCAGTAAAAGCACGATTCCCATCTCGCACACCATCACAACAATAACATGGCTGAAAAGACTGACGAGCAGATCGCCAAGGATAATTCGACGACAATTGATGCTCTCAGCGTCTATCTGGACGACGTTGCGCCTGCGGAGCAATTCGGGTCAAATCCTTTGTATAGGATCGGAAACATCCAGCCAATCCAAAGCCAAGAGGATTTGTTCGAGCGAGGACTGATTGGAGAAGATGGACTGCTCACGCCAAAGGGTGATCTCTATCAAACTCTGAGCGATAACGGACTCATCAATCCCGATGGGACACTGCCAGAGAAGTCTGCCGCATTCATGATGGACGAGGACGACGCGCTCAAGCCTGAGAACTTGGATGCATACGTGATCCGCCGGGAAAACAAGATTGGCGAAAAGCCGATGTCTTGGGGTGATACGTTTGGAGGACTGGGTGAGCTGCTGTGGGATGCAGGTGCAGGACTTGGGACAATGGTGAAGCTGGGTATCCAGAACATTGGAGTGCGGGATGTAGCATATACAGATCCACTTGGTCTCAGTTCAATCCCAGCGAGCGAAGAAAAGCTGCAAGAGATTCAGAAGCGAAAAGACCAACTGCTCAATAGGTCGAGCATCGCAGCGACTTCATTTGTCGAAAACTCGATCAAGGCATTTTCTGAAACTGGGGCAATTGTCAACTTGGCAGGCGCAGCGGTATCATCGATTCCGGCCAGAATCATGGGTGACGAGAAGATCGCAAGTGATCAAGTCAATGCTGCCCGGCAAGCCCAAGATCGACTCATCAAATCCAACCAAGATGCTGCAATCGGATCCACGCTGGACGCTGTTTTCCAGACGGCGACTTACATTCCAGAAATGGCACGGGTCAAGTCAGAGATGCCCAAGGCAGAATTCGACAAGATCATCAAACAGACTGGCGCGGCCGGGCAGATCTTTGCCGACCCGGTAGAACTGGCAAAAATTGGGACGGTCATGAAATTGGCAACTCAGCCAATCGTGTCTCGACTCACGCTCAACGCAGAGCGGGTCATTGGCAAAGCATCAGACCGCGCAGCCCGCCTTGCTGAACTCAATGTCGAGATTGCGGATGTCGAGCGTGCCAAGGGCATGACTCAGAACGCTGCCGAGCTAGCACGCAAAACTGCCGACGCAGCACGCGAACGGTTCGATTTGAATGGTGATCAGACTCTTCTTCAGCGAGCAAATGTAGCAGAAGACATCTTCAACAGGAGCACGGCAAAGGTCGGTCAATTCACCGATGACGGGGTCAGGCTTGCCAATGAGGCAGCGGAGCTAACAGCAGAGACTCAGCGACTGGCATCAAGGGTTCCTGTTGCTGCCGCCCAAGCATTCGAGGCAACGGCGAAAGCCGGGCGAGAGTTAAAGGCAGTGCCATTCAAGGCATTCGCAGCAACGATTGAGCCAGTGTCGCGAGGCCTTATTGCTCTAGATGACGGTCTCGACGCAGTATCGAAGAAGCTGGGCATTGGCGCAGCATACGACATCATGACGTCGAAGGTCGGGCAAGCGGTCGGCTACGGTGCAGCAATCGGCCTTGGTCCTGCTCCGGCCCTGATCGGTGCCGCCGGGTCAGTCTTGAAGTCTGGGCCATTCCTTCAACGTCTGGCAGATACCTCGAGGATTTTGGGAACTGAGATGGCAAAGGCGCAGAGCCAAGTGCCGTTCTTCCAACGGGTGGCAAACAACCCGATGATCTCGCCAGCGCATCGATCTCTAGCACACTTGTCGGACTTGGCGACTCTCGGTGGATTCTTGCCAAATATCACACGCAGAGCAGCAAAGGGTGCTGCATTGTCCTTCCCGATAGACTTTGCAGCGCAATACATGTCTGACGGTGGAGAGATCAACCAGAACACATTCAAGCAGGCATTTGCGGAATCTGTCCTGATCGGTGGCAGTTCAGCCGCACTCGGAGGGATGTTTGCCGGGACAAGAAAACTTCACCGCGATCTTGCCGTGAACGACGAGATCAACTTCAGGAACGAGATCACTGCGCCGGATCAGAAACGACTCTTTACGTCGGCACCTCCAGCGATCCGCCGTGCGGTCGGCACGTTCGCCGCTGTGTTCCCGTCGGTGAACATCCAATTCACCCAAGAGGGTGGAGGATTCCATGACGACAACACAATCGGCATCGATCTCAATTCATCAAACCCACTGAAATACCTGTTGGCGCATGAGGTGAAGCATCTGCTAGTGCATCGCAATCAAATGCACACCCCGATCGTCGCGATGATGCTTGGTGACGGTGAGACGGGCGGCATCATGCGTGCGCCTGATGGCACCTTGAATCCAGAGTTTGAGGCATTTGCGAAGGAATATAACAATCGGCAAGTCTCGGCAGGCCGGGCACCTGTGTCGCTTGGCAAGATCGCCGAGGAATTCTTCGTCGAGGCCGGGGCAGAAGACATGGCGCGGATGAGCGAATCGGGCGAGCTTGGTGCCATTGCAAGCCGCACCGAGGCACGGCGCATGGTCGGGCGTTTGTTTAACTCGATATTCGACAAGAGCACGGTGCTCAAAGATTTCCACCTCCGCATTGGTGGCTTGATGGACCAAGGGGGGAAACTAGTGCAGGGCAACGGACTGCTCAGCACGGGCATCACCCAGACGCAGGAGATGCGGAACATGACTAGAAACATGCTCAAGCGGGCGGCAGGTCGGTCGGTGGGGCAGTTTGAGCCACTCGGTGCTACGGAGGCAGGAAACAAGGGTGAGGGGCCGGGAATCAACCTGCCTATCAGGCCAGACGACAAGGCGATGATCGAGAAGATCGGTCCTGTGGAATTCGAGATGGAGACTGTCAACGGTCGCCGTCAGGTGGTCCGAGATAGCGACGGCAATCCTGTCCCAGTCGATTTCAACACCCAGTTGATGCGCTCACGCACAGGTGCTTTGATCCAAGAGGCAATCGGCAATCGTCCATCGACATACCAATTGTCGCCCAACGAAATGCGAATGAATGACGAGGGCATCTGGGAAGGATACTTGCCGCCTGACATCATCGAATACATCAAGAAAAAGGGATCACTCAACCAAGAGCAGATTCGGATGATCGAGCACGTCAACTCGATGATCAAAACCTTCAAGGGTGACGTTGCACTAGTCATCAACCACCCGGCAACGAGTCGCAACAAAAAGGGCAAGCTCAACTACAAGACGCTCAAGGCAACGCTCCGCCAGGTCGTGCCGATCTCATGGAACCTCACCAAGGACGGCAACCTGACCCTCGGTCTAATGTCGGTCACGCAGTTGAAATCGAACATCGACGCTCGAATTTCAAGCAGACTGGGGCAGCAACTTTATCAGGGCAACCGTGCGAAGCTCATGGTCGATATCGGCAAGGTCATGGAATTGCACCAGCAAGGAAAGCGCACCGACGAATATTTCGATACAGAGTATGGTGCCGCCAAAAGCCAGCAATTCAAAAACTTCGTCAACTCAGTCTTTGGTCTGATGACCAAGAAGCAGGGTGAGGCAAACCCGATTTTCTCGGAAGAAAACCTTCGAGGCAATGGTGTCTACAAGACATACCGTGCCGACCGGATCAGTCAGGCGACAAAGATGACTGGTGACAAATATCCATTCCAATACGACTTCGTCGTCCAGAACATGATGCCCAACGGTCTTCCGACGCTTGACGAGCAAGGCCGCCCGGTTGTCATGAATCGGATTCCCGAGCAGGCAAGGCAGATGCCGGAGTCTCTAGACGCTGACTACATGAAGGCAGTGGATAGTGGCGATGTAGAGACGCAGCAGCGGATGGTGGACGAGGCGGCAAGGAAGGCTGGGTATGACATCGAAAATATAGCATATCATGGCACAAATATAGACTTCAACAATTTCGACATATCAGACAAAATCGGAGTATGGACTGGGGCAGAAAGCACAGCCTCATTATTCTCAAGGATCAGAGCAAGCAGAGGCGGATCACCTAGAGTAATTAAAGGCTATATTAAAGCGCAGAATACAGCTCCGGCGGGGCAAGATCTAGAAGTCTCAGGCGAGGGTGCGATTAGGCAAAGAGAGAAACTTATAGCTGATGGATTTGACAGCATAGAATCGCCTGGAAAATTTAAAATCGTCTTGTCCCCGGAACAAATCAAATCCGCCGATCCTATCACCCGCGATGATTCTGGCAACGTGATCCCGCTCAGTCAGCGATTCAACGAGAATTCGAGTGACATCAGGTATATGCCTGAGCCTGTTTCTTCGAAATCGGATAAGAAGAAAGCATCGAAGGATAATCTTAAAATACTCCAAACAAGGAAAACTCTAAAAGATTGGGCGGTTACTCAGGAAAGCTGGAAGGATTGGTATAGGGAACATCAGGATACGCTTGATGATTTCTTCGGGGAATACGCAGGATTATTTCAAGAGATATTAGCAGTCACTTCGCAGGCATCTTCAGTCAAAGCGAATGTAGGATTAGCTTTGAAGGCGTTCGGACAATTAATGCGAAATGAAGAGTTTGACGGGAAACTCAGAGGATTGGAAGACTCCGGGTATCTTCCGGCTGTGATCAGCAATCTCAACGCAATCAAAAACAAAAGTGCGGTTGGAGGTAGGAAAATCTCAAACTACAAATCTGCAAACGAAGGAGACACATCAAAAGTTGTCGTTGATCGGCACATTTCAAGAATGTTGTTTGGCGTTGATACACCGTCAGCAAAACAATATGCTAAAGCCGAAAAGGTTTTGACTAAGATCGCAAACGAACTAGGATGGGAACCTTCTCAGGTCCAAGCTGCACTGTGGGCGCAATCCATCGTAATGTCTGGAAAGAAGCCCGAGAGCTACGGTGCATATCTAAAGAAACTAGAATCAAAAGGATTAACAAAGAAGGAACTGCTTAATGGAATCAGAGGAAACCAACTCACAAGAAGAACTGGAGAAATTGCTGGATCAAGCTATGGAGTCGATCAATCTAGCAAAGAAAGGGGAAGATATTCTCCTGCTGGCGAAGCTATTAATGAAGGAAGCGGGAGAAGAGCAATAGACCGACCTCCTGTCAAACGATCAGGATCGAACGCATCGTCTAGCCCATCATCCATCGACAGAGCATCAAAACTAAAATAACCGAATGCCACGCAAACTCGAGAAACCACCTGACGTCGATCCTCCACCGGAGTGGTTTGACGAAGTCCGCAAACGATCCGAAGAAATGGGTGTCACCTACAAATGCATCGAAGTGTGTGCGCCTCGCACCGCTGCGACTGCATTGTGGATGAAAGCGCAAGGCGTGTCCAACAAGCAGATATCCAAACGCACAGGACTAAGCTACGGTGCGATCAATGGACTGTCATGGCGGCACGCCGACACGCTTGAGACGAAGCGGAAAGAATTCTCGCAGAAGTATGCCATTGCCGCCCAGACTTTCACCGACTTGCTCTTTGATAAGGCCGAGCAGTTGGCTGAGAACCCTGACCAACTGGTCAACATCTCGCCCGACAAGCTGGCGCTCACGGTAGGTATCATGACCGACAAGG